ACGCGGCCAGGTTGAAGAATACAAGATACCTGGTACCGGCCTGGATGGTGAGATCGTCGGCTGGAACGGTGACCTGGGCGGCTTTGTCGTAAGGTTTGAAAACGGGAAACCGCCGAACGATGAGGAAACGAAGAAAGCGCGGTGCTTACACTTTGGTCATGCTCCCGAGTATTTCCGGCTGCATGAGATAGACGGCCAATGGTACGCGGTGTTTCACCCGCACATGCTGGTAAAGAGGAAGTGACATGGCATTAAGCTCGGCAGAGGGTAAGGACCTCTTTGTTGATTGGATAAAGAACTTTGCGACCCTTTATAAATATACGAGGTACCTTGACATAGGCTGCGGCGCCGGCCTTTACGGGATACTCATACGGCAGATTACCACGCCGGAGTTCCTACGGCAATTCACGACAAGCGCCTGGTGGGGCGAAGTTCCGGAGATTATTGTCGATGCTGTTGAGGTATTTCCCGAGTATATCAAACGGTATGGCATAGACAAGATATACAACAACATAACCGTCGCGGATATTCGGCAGATCTACCAGGACATTAAAAACTACGACGTCATAATCATGGGTGACGTGCTCGAGCACATGACGAAGGAAGAAGCGATCGAGGTTGTTAATGCACTTAAAACGAAGTGCTGTTTTATATGGGCGGCGCTTCCCATGGAGTTTGAAGGCAAAAGATGGTCACACGGCTATCTCCAGCTTCCGGAAGAGTGGGAGGAAAACCCGTACGGAAAGCACTTGCACGATTGGACAGTTAATGAATTGAAGGAAGCATTTAACCCGCTTTGGATTGTGCCGTTTATTCAAACGGGCACGATGCTTATAGAAGGCGAGATAGTGCCCGATATTTGGCAGATTGTGGCGCATGCAAAAATAGCTGATGCAACCAGGAGGGCGAATGAAGCCAAGCAAAGTGCCGGATGAGAGAGTATTCGAGCGATTCATGTCGGACGACCTGGTGACCAGGTATGATTCCTCGGCCATGTTTGGCCCGAGCTCATGCGAGGTCCACAGGCACATGTGGTACGAGTTCAAGGGCGAAAAGAGGCATGGCGGGGAAAACAGGACAATAGGGCTCGGATGGCTATTGTACGGATTTGTGCGGGCGATCAGGCCGAAGGTGATTGTCGAAGTGGGCTGCGCCGGCTCTACCATCTGCATGCTGTGGGGATTGAAACACAACACCTATTATCCGGAGCCCGAGGGGCATCTATACGGGATAGATAATTTTTGGTGGGGCGACCCGATGGAACGGGATGGCAAGGTTGCCACGCTTCCTTATTTCCATTTCATAGATGAGCTCAAAGAGCTCGGTTTGGAAGATCTCATTACCTTCTATCACGATAGCAGCCAGGTTATCGGGCCTACCTGGGATAAGCCTATTGATATGCTCATGGTTGACGGCGACCACGCGAAGGAAGCGGTATTAGCGGATTGGCAGAATTTCTCAAAATGGATAGTACCAGGCGGTTATGCCTTCTTCCATGATCTGATTGCGATACCTAATCAGATCGGCTACCCGCTGGAAGAGATTGTAGGGCCGGACTTCACCTTCATGTGCGAGCCGGACCACTTGAGCCTGGGCATCATGCAAAAGAAATTTACCGTCAATTACGATGCGGTCATAGACACAAGGTTCAGATCAAGGCTCGAGGATAAAAACGAAACATGTATTACGCTGATGAACGCCAGGGATTCCGGCGTCGTCGCGCCGTACAACGGCCGTTATTTCCCGCGACCCGATAAGTGGAATGAAGTGGTAAACCGGTGGGCTGATGAGGGCAAGATCACCGAGGAAGATAGGAAAGATTGGATTGATGGGAGCTTCTAATGTTTGAGATTGGCGAAGATGTAACGATTGAGCCAGGGGCCATTGTAAACGTGAAGGAAGGGCGTATCGGTGACCGGTCCATAATCCGGTCCGGAGCCCGCATAGAAGGATACAGGGTGGTCCTGGGCACGGAATCATATCTCGATCACGGCGCCTGGATAGGCGGCGGGTCCTGTTTTGACGAGTGCGCTTTCCTCAATGCCGGATGCTGGCTGCACCTGGGATGGAACGGGCAGATCAATATTGCCAGGGGAGTTACGATCGGTGACGAAGTGGGCCTGGGTATCGAAACAAAGATATTCACTCACGGCGCTTATCTTCCTATCGACTACGGATTTCCGGCACAGTGGGCGCCGGTGAAAATAGGCAGCCGCGTATGGTTGCCGAGCGCATGGGTTAATCCAGGCGTGACGATCGGGGATAACGTGGTTGTGGGTGCACGGTCCTTAATCAACCGAGATTTACCGGCCGGCTGCTTTGCAGCGGGTATTCCGGTCAAGATAATTGAAGAGGATAAATACCCTGTTGCCGCTGATTTTGCCGCAATAACGTGGAGAGCTGGTGAAACTGTTTTTGATGTTTTAAGAAGAACGATCGACGGGCCCGTGACGGAAGAAAGCGAAAAGATGAAAAACCAGTTTCGACGTAACGGGATAAGATTCAAGTATTACGCAAAAGATGGGGAGTATGTACCGTGGAAAGAGTGCTCGCAATCGGCAGCCACATCGACGACATTGAGATCGGCTGCGGAGGCTCGTTGCTGAAACACCGTGACGCCGGCGATAATATGTTGCTGGCAATCTTGAAGGCTGATGAAGAGATTACAGCGCGGGCGAGCGTAAGAAAAGGGGAGCAACGGGCTTCTCAAATTATGCTGAAAGCGGAAATGCGGCTGTTTAACCATACGGACGATATTGAAAGTTTAGTCAAGGAGCTTGATGATTATAAACCTACAGTCCTCTATTTTCCATTCGAGAAGGATTATCACCAGGACCATCATAGGGCCTCGACGGTAGGCTTTGCGGTATCCCGCAGAGTAGAGATAACAGTCTTGAAATATTTGGTAACTACTTCGCACTCGTTTTATCCGAATTACTTGAGGGTTATCGATATTGAAGAGAAGAAAAAACTGGTTTCAGTGTTTGCGTCACAGATGGTACGCCGGCCGAAGTTTATGGAGATCATGGTAGCACAGAATAAATTTTTCGGCTCGCTTATACCTGGTGATGGCCATTATGCTGAAGGGTTTGTGCTACATCGCCTTGTTCAGTGGTGACTTATGAGAAAAGCGACCCCGACTTCTTCCTTTAGACTTGGCATCTTTATTATTGGTTTCCTGTGTTCCCAAAAACAGGTGAGCGGGATTAACGCAGGGCGGGTTATCGCATTTATGAAGAATGAGCATTTCTTTTGGTATGGGGCCATGGTGAAGTTCATACGATATGCGGTGGGCCAACAGATTATGTCCAGGAACCCGAAGGCGCCCGTATCCATAAATATCCTTACCACCTTTCCACAGCCAACAAGAATTGGTTTTATCAACTTTTTGCCAAAACTTTTCATCTATGGATTTTGTTTTTGCACAAGTTCTACTGCAATTCACCCTCTCGCCCCTGGCGATTTCGTGAGGCAGCGCATAATGAATTTTTTTACACACAGGACAAATTACTTCACATTGTGCTGGGGAGGTACGCATTAACATGAGGCTGCTCCTTTTGCATTTTATTATATCCTATCATAAGGATTTTAATTACACAGGCGGTATTAAGGAGAATACCACTAACCTAAACAAGGGAGGTAACGGATATGACAGCGGGAACCATAGCAGTATTACGAATGTTGAATGAAGAGGTTTTGGGCGTTATCAGTGACACGCTCGGCAATCTCTACATGGGAACCAACCAGGGGAATGTTTATAAATATGCAATCGCATCGGCAACTTTAACGAAGCTGTGCAACATCGGAGGTAATGTCATAGACCTGACACTATATGGCAATTACCTCTATCTCGGCGACTCCGGCGGTAAGTTGCTGACCGTTACGATTTCGTAGGAAGGTGCCCTATGAGAATCACGGGAGAGAAAAAGAAAAAAAAGCGGAAGAGTGTTTTGAGTGCTCCTTACAGCGAAGAGGATTGGCAAGCCAGGGCCGATGCCGAGGCCATAGCGCGAGCGGAAGCCGTGAAGGCTGACCCCGAGCGCATGAAACGAGCGAAGGCATGGGCGGCCAGGGAGCTTGAACGGAATAAAACGAATCAGGCCGAGGCTGCGAAGCTGGTTGAATTAGGTACGAGTTAAATACGTTAAAATCAGGGTTTGCTTGAAGATCGGCCGGTCTGAGAGCGACGAATAGAAAGACGAAGGGCGGCAAGTAGGTGCCTACTCATCTACTACCGCCCTTTTTCTTTGCCCTGATCATCAACGAAATAAGGAGGTCATAGGAAATGGCAGAGGAAATTAAGGAAGTTCCCGATGTTTTAGTGGACCAGGAAGTTACCCTGGAGAATTGGAAGATCCTTGCCGAAGCCGGCTACACTGCCGACGAATTGAAGGACCTGTCGAAAGATGAGCTCGAAGGTATCCTGGATTCGGCCAGGGGCGGTGACGACGAAAAGACAGAGCTTACTCCGGAGCAACTTGCCGCGATCGCAGCGGGTGAGGAAACGGAAGAGGCTAAGGCCTTACGGCTGAAAGCGGAAAAGGAAGCGGCCGACGCTAAAGCCCTCGAGGACGAGGCAAAGGCAAAGGGCATAACCGTCGAACAGCTAAAGACCGAGAAGGCTGCGGCGGTTGTGGCTGTGGAGGTTACGCCGGCCCCAGCTCCGGCGGGCCAGCTCACGGATGATGATTTGCTCGACTTTGAGCCGGTAATTTCAGCATCCGAGATCGTGGTCGAATATAAACCGCCGGCTGAACTCCAGGCAAAGCTCGATGATCTCGAGGCTAAATTGGATACCGGCGAGATTCAACGAGCGGATCACAACAAACAGCGCGACGAAATCAGGGATACGATAACGGACCAGCGCCAGGCGGCCCGTGACGCAGCCCGTGAAGATCTCGTATGGAGGAAGGAGCAACAATACTTTCTCAATGCCAGGACGGAATACCTCGGAGATAAAAAGGCCGATGGCAAATTCGTTCATAACTTGAAGAGCAAGACCCTCATGGGTGCATTGAGGGAAGCCGTTTCAACGATCAGTGCTGACCCTAAAAACGCGAATTTTAGCGGTATGCAGCTCTTGATCGAGGCCGATAAGGCCGTCAAGGATGCCTTTGGGATAAAGCCGGCAGCGGCAGCTCCGGCGGGCCCAGCGGCGCCACCGGCGAAACCGCCGGCTAAGTTACCAGACGATCAAACCCTCGCTGACATACCGGCGTCGGCAGTGAATGAAACGTCGGGCGCCTTTGACGAACTCGATAAGCTGACCGGCGAGGCTTACGAAGAAGCGCTGGCAAGATTGCCGGCACGGATGAGAAACGCATATCTCGACGATTCACGACCAGGACGGAGAGGATAGGGCCATGGCGCTCATCAAAATTTTAAGAGTTGGGGATGAATTGATTTTTGACCTAAACAATAAGGCAGAAACCGCAAAAAACATCTCCGTAATATTAGTGGAAAAAGCGGGAAAAAGTCAAGTGGTGCTGAAAATCGCTGCGGATAGGTCCATTGATATTAAACACAGCCGACAGGTTGAAATGGGCAATCCAAAGCCATTTACAGGATAACTAAATGAACCCGACCCAGGACGGTCAATAAAAGAAGGAGGATTATCTTATGGCACAGACGATCGTAGGTATGAACGACGCCAAGGCCGTCAAGAGATACTCGGGTAATCTCGCGGTGGACGTCGGAAGAAAAGGTTATTTTACCCGAAAGTACATGAGTAAGGGCGAGGTACCAACTCGACCTATCCAGCAGCTCACGGACCTGGAATTAGATGCCGGCGAGCAGATCACTTACGATTTGTCCATGCAGCTCAATATGCAGCCGATAGAAGGCGATAAAGAACTGCACGGCAAAGAGGAAAAATTGGAGTTCTTTACAGACGTCGTTTACATCGATCAGATGCGCGGCGGCGCTGATTGCGGCGGCAGAATGACCCGCAAGAGAACTCTCCACGACCTTCGCAAGATTGCGAAAGCAAGGTCAACCGATTGGTGGGCGCGGGTATTCGACGAGCTCATCTTCATGTACCTGTCGGGCGCCCGCGGTGTGGATACAGACAGGACCTTCCTGTATCCGACAACCTATACGGGGTTTGCGAATAATTCCCTCACTACTCCGGATTCAGCGCAT